TACCCCGGCACATTAAGCGAGACCAGCCACTATCTTGTACGACGCAAATTTCCGTAATCCAGAAATTATGTCTCCGTACTGGTTAGTCGTTCCAAGTGCACCTTTACCCTCCTCTAACATCTTAACATAGTCAGAGATAGAGTCACTTGATGGAACTAAATTGTTATCATATCGCATCCAGAATTTAACGAACTTTTCAAACAACGGGTGATACTTGCAGTTTTCCATAATGCTAAGACTGCGTATAGCAAAGTAATCTGAACCAGTCAGATCATAGTCGTTGAAGTCCGAGAATCGTTCAGGATAACACAATCTATTCAAAGCACGATAGATTGGGTAAACTCCTTTATATTCCCCATCCACTACGTAGTCAACGTGGTGAAGCTTTTGTAGATAAACAAAGCTAGATGGTTTAACTAAGGTTTTGTCTCGGTTTAAAGTCAGGCCCGCACTCTCATATTTAGCGAATACTTCATCAGATGTTTTAGCAACTAATGCAAAGTCATCTCCTAAATAATTGGACAATTCGGGCGGATGTTGGCTAACTTGTCTATTTGTCATAGAGCCAATAATACCTGTTAAATTAGAACCTGATGGAATACCGTGTGGTCCAAGGAATACACCTTCTGGAGTAATGAGTCCTTTGTTTCCAAAACGATGTTCTATTTCATCTATCTCAGTATGTGTTTGAGCTTGAAAATAACTTTTAAATTCAGTAAATGAACAATGTTGTAAATCAACTCCTACACTTACGTCAAAACCTTCAATGTCGCCACTTATACATTGGTAGCCCATATCAACAGCAGTGGCGATTAACTGTGTGATAGCTGAATCAACAGCGTCAGGGCCGAGGAACGCACTGAAACAAAACTCACTCTTGAGCAAGTTAAACAGAGGAATAAAGTATCTATTCTCTTGCATAATATCCGCATACGGATAAATGTTAACGAGTCTAGTCTTTTGTTGCTCTTGAGTCCTGATTGCGGGCACCATTAATAGGTCCATGTCATAAAGACGCAACCAGTCTGATAATGTAGAATCTCTAACTTGGCCTTTCTTTTCAAGGGTAGGGGCTCCAGCTTGTGTATTACTACGTGTGAGTTTTGCTGAGTTTGGGAGACTGATAGGTCTAAGCTTACCAATGTCCTGAGTTGACGGTGGGCGCGTCACTAAGTGCGAACAATCTACACGTGGAATGTTGAATCCATCCACGACCGACTGTCTAATATCCGTCCAAGCTTTTGCTATTGATCTAGGACCAAACTTTGAACGATTAGACTCCTCTAACTCGAAAAGATCATCATTTATATCTGAAAGATTGGATTGGAAAACCTGATCCCAAGCCTGTAATAATTCGTTCGGACCAACTCTCTTTGCCTGAGGTGTGATTAGAACTTTATCATTACCCTTCTTAATTCGTTCCAGATTAATGGACAGCTTATCGTTTCCTATCTCAGTAAAATCTTGTCGAAAGTCTTCAACTGATTTAATTTCCATAAGATGTGCAGTAATGAATAAATAAATGAACTAAACAATA